CGTGTAACGATCAAAGACTGGATCATGGTCTCCGAAGATTTCGATATACCTTTGGCAGTACTTACGTACAAAGGGAACTGCGTAATTGTCGAACAAGATTCCGGCAATAACTCCTCGCATATCAATTCCCTCTTTGATTGACCAGCCCAGGCGCACCAAGAGGCGTCCTGGTTTAGCTGCTAGCACACCACCACAATCAGTGGGCCAGAACAACTTACTACAAAAGTCAACCATTGCCAAGGAAGTCGCAAACTTGGGTTTAACAATAAATCCCAATTCATCAGCTCCCTTTTTAAAGTCCACATCAGCCATCTTATCTGGTCCAAAGATTACTATGTCGTCTCCAAGTCCGATAACATAGACGTCAATGTCGAGTTTCCTCATAAGATAGAGGTAAACCATAACATTGATGATGGTGTTGTGTGTGGAAGTATTGTCATCACCTGACCCACGTTGTCCCGTGCGTTTAAACACGAACTTCCCTAACATGGAAGTAACCCAGACATTAACGATGTTTTTAATCCTCTTGAGGAACGCGGCTGGGAGATCGTACTTCCTCATGATTGCGTTCATGGAGAGAAGGATTTTCTCGTGGACACTCCTGTCCATGCGCGACATGTCACCAGCAAAGATGGTCCCAGTTAGGGCCAGAGCTTTAGTGGCAAAATCATAGATCTCCTCAGAATCTCTACCGCTGGCATACATGATTCGAGGTTGCTTGTCACTTGGGCAAGCTTCCTTGAGTGCGGCGCCATAGGCATAGTACGTGGGACCAATGATCACATGTGTTTTGTTGTTAATGTTTTGGATGGGACGGGGGATCAGCTCTTTGACTTGCCCCTGTGGGGTGATGAGATTGTTTTTCTCCACCTTCACGAATAACACAACATTCTTCTCGCCTTTGTGCCCGTAGAGTGTCTTAATCTCATCGTAGGCAGCCTCTTTCAAGGCGCGATTAGCTTCGGCAAAATGTTCAAAATATTTTTTCGTGATAGTGTTTTCGTCCACGTCTGGGGCCGACTTCCAAAATCGTTCATAGAAGTCAACCGGGACGGGAAAGGTATCGGTACACTTCTCTTCCAAAAATGAACAGAAGTCGCCGAGTGCCTTATCATCCGGTATGGGAAAATTGAGAATCCTCTGTTCGATTGATTCGAGCTCTGCTCCCGGTGAGGGAGAGACGACGGAGGGAGGGTAACAAGGATCAGCCAAGCAAGTGAGATGTACATATCCAGGATGTTTTTCTTTTTGCTTTGTCAGTCCTTTCTTAACCTTTTTATTCTCAATGGGACGGAGAGGGAATACAACCCGGGGCAATTTGAGCTCCTTGAAGTGATGGATTTCATCAGCTGGAGTTCCAAACCCGGATTTGAACCCGTTAGTAAAGAGCGCTTCGAATGCACTCATTAAATATCCACCATAGGCACC